TTTTAGCTTGGACTCTTCTTCTTCGTCAAAGTTCAAAGCATCAAATGAAGGTTCATTATCGAGGTCCTTGACTTCCGTGACTTCTTCAGTGTCAGGTGAGCCTTTCTGCCAATCCACCTCACTTTCACAGTCCCAGAAAATGTCCTCTGCCTCTTTGGCGTCCTTGGCCTTAACATAGCCAACTCCTATCATGCTTGTTCTTCCAAAAACTTTGTAATACTTCATAAATCTACTCCTTTTCTACAATTATAGATTGATTATCCTTTGATGTCAGTGATCTCGACTGAAACATCCATGTCACAGATACCAAAATACTCATATTCTATCTGATACTTTTCACAGAAGCTCTGCCATGCACCAAACTCATGCTGTCTCCAGCCGGCGTAGTTGCAATATTCATCAAAGATGATACGAGTGCCAGGTCCAAGTGTGTGTTTCACTGCCTCCAACACCGTGGTTGTGCTGGCGCCTGTGTCGCAATCGATTGATATCAATGCGGCATCACCTTTTGGCAATGCGTCCTGTATCTTCTGCTTGTCAAACAGGCCAGGCACCAATTTCACATTGCGTGGCATTGTGCGTTTCATGTCCCGGAATGCGTCTCGTGTCCATGTGAATGCACGACTGAAGTCAAAATTGCCCGTCCATCTGTCAGGAAGTCCTGCGCCTTTTGTGTGCCATGCATCAAAACCAATCACCTTCTGTGACTTGAACTGTGACGCCATCAATCTCAATGTGTGTCCTGCGTCAACACCAAATTGTGCCACATAGCCAGTGGCCCAAAGTGTGCGACACACTTCAGCGATGTGTAGCTCATGGCTGTCATAGAACACACACATTGGGTCCTGCTGGGCGTGATAATCCGCCCAGTCAGTGTATGCTTTCAGTTGTGCGTGTGCCTGCACACCTGCCTTTGTAGCTCTACCTTCCATTTACTTCGCTCCGATGTATCTGCAGGAACGAGCCCTGTTTCTGCTCGTGTGCCTCCCTTTGTAGCTTCGCATCTTCGAGCTCGGATTGTAATCGCTTCAACTCCTCTTTCGACGACTGCAACCTACGATGCCTGAACAGTGAATGGAAGATGTGTGGATGTTGCACGATGTCTTCCTCGGTCCAGTTCTGAGGCAATTTGCCGATGACCTCTACTGCATGGTCAAGATGTTTGTGCTTGAGCTTGAACCGTTTCTCCCAGTAGTATTTGTAGTGTCCGGTCTGTTGTCTCCAGCTCTGGCTCAATGCCATTTCGCCTGGTGACTGACCCTTCAATGGAGCCTGCTGTGAAGTGATTTGTGACTTCAACTGCTCGACCTCTGCCTTCAAGCGAGAGACCTCTGCTCCGCCCAGTTGCACGACCCTAGATCTAAGGCCGATTACCGGATAGTATAACTTAAATTGCATATTTTTCCTTTCATGTTAATTTAAAGTTAGTATCATTATAACACATCTCGTCAATCGTGTCAACCTCATACAACCACTTTTTTACTACTTGCGGTTGTAGTGAAACGACCCTGTATCTCTGCCCTTGGATGTGGCACCATGGGATCCTTGCCCTTGAGCCAACGCATCCGGATTGACTCCTTGCTGACGCCCATCCTCCTGCCGGCCTCTGCCATGGTGATGCCGTATCGCTTGTAGAACGGTGTGCTCATTGCCGTGGTGTTCAAATATTTCTCTTTGATCATGTTTTCTCCTGTTGTTGTAGGCTCAATACTATGTGCTTGACCATGCTGTAGAATCTGTATCGTTTGCTTCGCTTGTAGATCATCTCCTGATAGGGTATCGTCTCCTTGAGAGAGTTCAACGCCTGTTCCATCACTGCGAGACTGCCTTCCGGCAATGCACCCTTGGGATAGCTGTCTATCAATGCCTGTATTTCTGCCTGATTGTGTAATATCTGTTTTGCCATGTTAGTCCTCATTATAGCACACAGGGTCAAGGCTGTCAACCGCCGGTTCCGCAAATTTTTTGCGTTCGCGTAGATCCTGGATGACACGGTCTATCTGGTCCGCGTGTGCTGGATGTCCTATGTGTGCCAGGTTATCTGAGAGATGCGCCAGTTTGCGACACACCACTGATAACCTAGAATTGTATTGTGGGTTTTGTTTTGTCATGTGTTATTATAGCATGAAAGGTCAATCGTGTCAACCACCAATCTATAGGAAATTTTTACAATGCAGGAAGGCCCGCGCCTAGGGCCAGATTCAGTGGACGGCCATCAGATATTGGCCACAACAGTGAAGACCGTCCTCAACAATTATACACTGGATTGGTTATGCTGTCAACCTTTTGGCATTGTGAGATTCAAACGCCAACTGCTCAGCTGACTTGCCCATCCATTGCATCTCTGCTCTCATACCCGAGTCATGTCCGGGCCTACTCCTATAGCTGGTGCCCTGATAACGCATCACCTTCATGATGAATCCCCTCACCAACTTGTCGTTGTATGGCCTACTGGGAGTGAAACTGAACCCACATCTCATGGTCTTATTGTTGTGTTCAAAATAGATCAGATACTTCTTATCTGATGACATACCTTCTTTTGTTATTCGGATTCCCATCTCATCACAAACCTTCTTTACCATTCTCTTTGTCTTACACATTGTTATACCTTTCGTTTACAGCAACGGCACACACAGGTGTCTTAACTCACCCACATATGAAAATAGAGAAAGGAGTTCCCAACGCATTCATATGTTTGTGTGTGCCTTTGCATACTATTAGTATAGCATATCGTGTCAATGTTGTCAACCTACAAAATGGCTGTCAACCGGAGAAAAAACGGTCATGGCTCTAGGATTATATGTAAATTATAGCACATCTTGTCAATGTTGTCAACCAAAAAAACCATCAGAAATGGTAGAAATTGTGGTTCTACGGGCTTAAATGCTGGTGACTAGATGTTGTGTGTGTTTGGCAGGATGACACAAAAGGTCTGGCTTCCAAACCCCCGTGCATACCCAGTCACTACCTACTTCTCAATAGCGTCATACGGTGCCGTATCAGCTGTCAAACTCTTCCAAATCTAACGCACTTTGCTCCGCAATTTCTGGGTCCAACTCCTCTGTCCATTCATCCCATTCTGTGCCCTGCCGGGTGCCACACCTTGTGCATCGTGTCAGCTTCTCTGCCATTGGTCCATGTTCACAGCTCACACAATACCATTCCTTCAGTTCGTCGTTGTAGTCGTCCCGTTGATCCCAGTCATGTAGTATGTGATCCAATTTGTCCATGCTATGCCTCCTCTTTCATGTGTTCGATTTGCCGTTTGAGTTGTTCGATCTGGTTGTGTAGTTGTTCTTCTGCCTCATATTCACTACTGCTGATCGTTCCAAAACTCCGCGGCTTCGGCGTCTTTTGTAAGGCTCGCTTGGTGATCGTTATGTGCTTTCGTTGTCTATCTGACAGCGGATCCATGTTTGTTCCGCGAATGAAACGCCTACGCACTGCCTCTTTCGAGATGCCCAGTCGGTGCGCCATCTCCGTCTGTGTGCATCCATATGTGTCAACGAACCGTCCGCTCAGCTCTGTGTGTCTGAACCTCAGTTTCAGTTGTGTTGGTTGGCGTAGTGTTGAGGCACGCACTTTGCCGTTGGCTGTGAGACCCTGTGCCAGGTTCTGCTGTCGCTTGTGCCAGTGTCGTGATCCCACACCGTAGTATCGCTGATACCATGCACGATACTCGGCTGTGTTGGGTTTTGGATTGGCCATTATGCCGTCTCCGTTCTCTTCACATATTCGCCGTCGTGTGTGATGTAAGGTGTGCCTTTGTCCACATGAGCGAACAACCTATCGTTGTCTGAGATATAATCCTCTAACCAAGCATACGGATCTCTTGCTGTGTCGAAATACTTCGAGATAGTGTATTCTACCACTTCGCCTGTGTGGTCGTTGTCATAACAACTGATTTGTGCCATATAATGTTTCATATTGTCCTTTTGTTTGTTTGTTTTCATACTATCATTATAGCATGATAGGTCAATCGTGTCAACCGGCTAGAAGTCGCATAAAATGGGGGTTTTTGGAATTATTTTCACAACCTGCGGTTGTTTTATGGTAATTTTTGGTATTTTTGTGGCACCGAACATTAGGAATTAAACATATGGCGTATGATTAAGAAGTGTCCGGTGCCTGTGCCTGTAGATATGCCTATATACAGCCTTGTCGTCGGAGTCCCTGCAAGGAGAGTAGGACGACATCATTATTTAAGGCAGTTGTTAGGAGCAGGCCTAGTTTTGAATATGGCATAAACAAAGGATTTGACCTGCTCCATGTAAGGGTAAGTTCAATGTCAGAAAAGAACTTAAGGTCGCGGACGGCACCATTGACTTATAAGAGCACGCGAAAACGAATTTTCACAACAATGGCACTGCCTGCTACCAAAAATATTTATAAAAGATATTGACCTTCATAAGGTAATACTATATACTAGCACAAAGGCACAAACAGGCATAAACAATTTCTCAAAAAAAAATGTTTTGGCAAGTTAGCACAGAAACTTGTGGGGTGTAAGGAACGCACCGTTCTAGTAGCACATAATGAAACCTTAAGGCGTTTTAACCAACAAGCCAGCTAGGAAATGTTGTGTGTGAGGCAGAGAGGCCAGGGACACGAATCTAACCGACAAACCACTCTCAATTTTTGGCGTTCTGGTAATCTGACTATAAAATCTTTGAAAGAAAATATTTTGTGAGTCTGTAAGACGAAACAAAGACGAACTCTGTTCGTCTACTCAGTGCTTCGCACTTCGTCTTTCTTTTGACCTAAATTCTTAGACTCAAATATGTGATATGTTTTTGCATGGCATAGGGCCAGCCCTTTTCTTGACTCAACCATGCCACTCCTCCATGATTATGGAGCCATTCATACAGGCTTTCCCATAATTCACTTGATCTGTCTATCACCGGGTGGTAGTGTTCATGATCTATCTCTATGGTGTGGTGTGTCTGGTAGTGTGTGAGCCTGTCACAGCATCTACGCAACATCTCGTCAGCCGTTTTATACTGATGGCTGTCGGCCACGGACAATCTCCGGATCTCGTCATACTGTTTTTCGTGTTTTCGTTCTAATCTCATTGAGATTTATGGTCCTACTCTTGGTGCGTTTCTTGAGGATGAAATTGCATGAATGATGACCATGACATCTGCTCCTGCCCTTGCCTGTCAGTCGTTTTGAACACTGCCAACGACCAAATTCAAGCACTCGGACATCAAAGTCCTGCACTTTCTAGCTGGTAGCAACACTGCTATCGTCGTTTAGGTATTTCCAGGCTGTGCCGTTGTGATAGATTGGCTTGTTTTTGGTTGCACCGGCTCCGTCTGTGATCAGGAACGCAACCTGCCCCTTTGCGGGTGATGCCGGTAGTGCCGCATAGGCCACTGGATTCAATTGTGCCACATCTTCGATCACAACCACGCCTGTTGCCGGGTCAATGGTTAGATTTGTCGAACTGGACGAGTTGATCTCATCCGGAAGTTGTGCGGCTGGAATTTTGGTGTTGGAATCAAGGCTGGCTACACCACTTGCCTGTGCCCTACCATTGATTATGTTTGTTATCTCGTCAAATGCCGCTTTTATGTCTGCTCTAGCAGAAGCGGGATTGTCTGATCCTGAATCAACATTTGTTGTTGAAATATTGTTTGCGTTTGCTGGCCAAGCCATTGTGTTTCTCCTTTGTTGTTATTTAATTAGGTTGTCCTGATTATGTTTCCATTTACATCCATGGCCACCTGTGGTAGTCCCTTGATCAATGCGTCCAATGTGACATTGGTGTCTTCTGCTGTGTTTGGTTTGTAGACCTGCACAACGAAACTGCTGTTTGATGTTGAAACCAATCTTGTCAATGGCGGCAATTCAACATTAGATGTGGTCACTGAACTTGAACCAGTGTCTCCAACGAAATATCCTGACACTACATAGCCATCGGCCACATAGAAAACAGCACTTCCTCCTGAAGTGCCAGTGACCACTGTGTCTGTGATCTCTGTTTTTGGTGTCAAGCTGACGAAACTGATGTCAGAATAGGTGTTTGCTGTTGGTATGGTCCTTGTCAATGAGCTTCCGTCATCCACCGTTGCTGTGTTGAAGTCTGTAATGACCTCTTCTATGGCCTCTGTCAATAACACAATGTTCACACCCCTAAATCCTTGTGGTGCTGTGTTTGTGCCGGAGTCAATAGTGACTGTGACACGATAATATCGTTTGGCACCAAGTCCTGTGAATGTGTTGTTTGCACTTGCCCTGGTCATTGTGACAGTTGTGTCACTGCTCATGTCAGAATTGTCACTGCCTTCGATCACTATCTGTGGAGTTGCTTCACTGCCAAAAGATCCTGCTGTGTCTGTGGCACCATCCCTTAGAACGGTGATTGTTATCAGCGGAAAAACCTTTGCACTCCTACCAAAATCAATTATTTCACTTGTGAATGCCACTGTGGTGCTTGAACTAAGATTCTTATACCATGATGTGTATGAATCCCAAGTCTCATATGGTGATGAACCAAGATTCGTCCAAGTCAAAGTGTCCTTTGGCAGATATAAATCTTGTGATGCGTCGTAAAAACCTGTTCCTGTTATTGCCATCTATATCTCCTATGGGTTAAAATTGACATTGGTTGTTGATCCACTGCCTGTTTGTGCTGAACTACTGCCGGTGCTTGGTGTGAAAGTGTTGCTTACCGTGTGATTAGACACCGTGGCATAGTCGCTTCTTCTGTTTAGTTGATTTCTAGCTGTCACCCTCACATCATAGGTGTCTCCAAACACCACTGGTGATATGAAAGCGAAAGTTTCTGCTGTCTGAGAAAATGTAGTGAAGTTTGCATCACTGCTTCTCTTGTATTGAATGATGTAGTCACTCAAGAACGGATCCGTTGATGCCGTGTATGAAACACTCAATCTATTTGTGACATTTCCGTTTGAATCTGTAAGGTCAAATTGGTTTCCAGATTGCACTGTCAATCCTGTTGGTGCGATTACCTGGAATGGATCTGGCAAGTTCAAAGTTGGTCTTACATAGTCAGTGCCAGACGCAGAAATAGAATAGTTTGATGCCTGATGTTCTATGGCGTCTATTTGTATGTCACCTCTGCTGTTTATTCGCATATCCATGATCCTAAAAATACCGTCAAGTCCCATTGTGTTGCTTTGAACTCTTATCAAGTCACCAACTGTGGTGTTTGATGTTGCAAGGTTTGTGTTGAAAGAAACATATTTCTGTGTTCTAGATCTTCTCAAAAATACCCTTGCATATTGTTCAGCTATGGCACGAGAAGTTATGGTTGGTAATGTAATTTTTTTCTCTAATCTTATGCTGTTGTCTTCCGCCAAGAATGTGACATCATCACTGCTACCTTCTGCGGGAAAGGTCACATCATTTGGTTGAAAGTCAGCTTCTGGATCAACATATGTGACCACAACACGATTGGCTTTGTGCTGTTTGCTTTCTCCTTCAAGTCTAAGACCACCAATCAAGTGATCTGCTGTGACTGTGAAAACAGTGGTAGGATCCGAAGGTGTTGCTGAAATATCTGTGTCATCTCCGCCATGCTCTATTTTGCATCTATATTGTCCTGCTTGATATGGCAACATACCCCTAAATCCTGCAAGGAGTATTTTTACATTGACCATGAGACTGTTTTTTGTGTCAAGAACAGCATCACAGGTGAATGCTTTTGATGTCGTGCTGTTTGTGTAGGTGACAGTTTGATCACATAGGTCAGCGGCCGTTTTCCAAGTGTCAAAATCAAATGCTGTGTTGGCCAAGCCCTTGCCATACCTTGTGTTTCTTAGATAATCCAACAAACATGATACCGGATTGTTGGTGAATGTTATTGGTTCGTCGCTGTATGCTGTGTCATGTGCTGTTGTTGAATCAGCTGTAAGAGTTGTTGCATCATACACCTTCATGCCCTGTATCTGTGCTTGTATCAAGGGTATGCCACCACCAAAAGGATTGTTGTTTGGATCATCTGTGGTGTTGAAACCTGTCCACTCAAATCTTATTGCCAAATATGCTAGGCCTGATAGTTTATGATCACTTGTCCAACCTGGTGCGCCTTGCAATATGCTAGATCCAACCTGGTCATCCCTGCCGTCAAAAAATTGTATTTGAATTTTGTCTTTGTAGTCACCACCTGATGGTGTTGCCACCACACCGTGTGCATAACTGCTCAAGCTGACTTCGTTGTCATCTATAAACAGTTTCTGAAAGGCATTTATCTGTCCTTCTGCCATCACAAAGGCCACATAAAGATACTTGTTGTTAGAACCATCAGTAGAAACAAAGACACGAGTGCCGCCGATCTTCCTTGTGCCATAAACCACAGGCACATGGCTAATTGCTGAATCTTTGTTGAGAAGAACTCCTTGAATTGCTTCACTTTGGTCTGTGCCAA